AAACTTCCAATTAGGTGATAGCAATGATTTTACAACAAACAGGATTCCATTTGACATACCAGCTTTAGATAAGTTGACTGGTGGTGGGATACCGTTTAAAAAAATGACTCTTATATATGGACCTACTAATGTTGGGAAGTCTTATTTAGCATCACAAATAGTTGCTAATGCCCAGAAAATGGGAGGCAAAGCTGTATGGGTAGACACTGAATTGTCTTATGATAAAGATTGGATGACAAGATGTGGAGTGGACAGTAAAAAGATTTTAGTATCACAGCCTACTACAGGTGAAGAAGCCATGGAGCATATTAGAGAGGCTATGATGGCTAGTTTTGAAGTAATTGTACTAGATAGTATAGCTGGATTAGTTCCTTCTAATGTATCTGTAGAAGACTTTGGTTATAATCCAATGGCTTGGCAAGCAAGATTTGTAAATAGTTCTTTTCCAAAAATTTTCCCTCACTTACAAAATGGATCTGCTTTTGTTGCTATAAATCAAGTGCGTGCTAGTATGGGTCCCGTGGCATTAGATAATATGCCTGCAGGACAAGGACAAGTATTTTTTGCCCATTCTATTATGCAAGTTCAACGTAAAGGTTGGATAGAGGAGAAAGAACAAAAAGTTGGGTTTAATATGAATATTAGACTAAGAAAGACAAAGACAGGTGGGGAAAATTGGGATTCCGCTATTGTACCTTTCCGTGTTGCCGGGGGTATAGATGTCCTAGAAAGCTTTATTAGGGATGGTATTGAAGCTAAACTAATAACACAAGCTGGGGCGTGGTATACTTATGGTGATGTGAAAGCTATGGGCATGAATGGTCTCAAAACAAAGTTTGTTGAAACCGAAGGATTATTTGAAAAACTAAAAGATGAACTTACCTCCTAGAGATTACACACAACAAGAGGAAATTATAGCTCAACATTTGTCTAAGTTTGGATTAAGCTATGAACCTCAAGCTTATTATCATCCATATATTGTAGACTTTTATATTCCTGAAATAAAAGCGGTTGTAGAAGCCGATGGAGTCTACGGTCATTTGGGTAAGAGAGATAGAAAAAGAGATTCAGACCTGTTAGATTTGGAAGACATAGATTACGTAATACATATTAAAGAAAAAACAAATGGTAAAATTAAAGAACAACTTTGGTTTGAACTAAATAATTTAGATAAGGAAACCGAATGATTGATAAAAGAAAAACAAATCCAGCTCATAGAGAAGATATATGGCTTAAAGATTTAATTGATGAACACTTAACAGGGACTATGACTTCTCGTAATAAACGTGTATTTTATCCATCTGTTATAAGTAACCCCTGTGATAGATATGTATGGTTGTGTTATTACGGACGAATGGTTGATAGACCTTTACCAGCTGTTCTAGAGCGTATATTTCAAAATGGTAGTTATTTAGAAGACCGAGTTGCTAAATGGTTGACCGATCTTAATATTTTAGTTGATAGAGAAGTTTCTGTTAAATATGATATTCCGGCAATTTCAGGAAGAATTGACTTTTTAATTCGACATGCAAATTATGGTGTTATACCAATTGAGTTAAAATCTATAAATACTACAAAGTTTGATAAACTAAGAAAGCCTTTAGATGATCATTTTATTCAAATACAAATGTATTTAAATATGGGTGGTTATGAAAAAGGAACTGTCTTTTATGAGAATAAAAACAACCAAAAGATAAAAGCTTTTTTAGTGGATAGAGATCCTGAAAAATGGGCTGATATATTAGATAGATGTTTTAAAATTAAAGAAATGTTGATGGCACCTGAAAAATGTACAGGACCTCGTTGGTGTGATTGTCGACAGGTAGAAGAAGGACTTTTATAAAATGGATTCACGAGATACTAAATGGACCCCTATGAAAGCTTTAGGGAATGTGGCAAGAAGAGTTGATGGGTTAGGGATACCAGTTTTTAATCCCGACTTACCCGAGTATGAAGATTTAAACTTTTCAGATTTAGCTAATTCCTCTGATAAGGATTTAGAAAGGTTTCTGACAATGTATGGTGGTTATAACGCTTTTCTTCAAACAAAAGTAGCTGACATAGAGGCAACGGTGGGTGCGTTAGAAGCTTCATTTGGTGAAGGGTACAGTAAAGCTTCGTTTAGATTATCAATGGAGCATGAAAAAACAGGTAGAAAAAAAGCTACGAAAGAGGAAATAAAGGGTGAGATCATGGAAAGATATGATGCCTTGATCCAATTAAGACGTGATATTATTGAACAGACAGCAGAGCTGAAACGCTTAAGAGGCTTGTTAGATACTTATAAAGAAGCTTATGGTACGGTTAGTAGGGTGGTTACTATTAGAACTACGGAAAAATACTAATGGCAAAATATTTAGGATTAGACACTTCAAGTAAAGCAATTCATGGAGCTGTTGTAAATGATGCTGAGGAGCTTGTAGGTCTTTATAAGTGGTCAAGTAATCAAAAATCAGCTGGGGAAAGATTCCCTGAAATTATAGTAGACTTTTCAGAAGAACTTAGTAAAATAGATATAACAGAAAAAGCAGCAATAGAAGCTGCTATATTTGTACAAAACCGAAAATCTTTAATTTCTTTGTCAAATATGATAGGAGCAGTGTGGGCAGTGTTAGTTTTGAATAACATTGATACATCTTTGATCCATCATGCTGGTTGGAAAAAAGAAGTTTTGGGTAAGGGTAGTTTAAAAAAAGATGACATAATGTCTTTTGCAATAGAAAAGTGGGGTAATAAATTCCCCGAACAAGACTACGCAGATGCAGCTTGCATAGCGTTGTGGAACAGGAGGAGGTTCTAGTATGATAGGTTCAGGAGGATTACAGAAAGTAGTAAAGGGATTCCAGATGTTTTTTCCGGGAAAGCCGGAGAAGACAAAAAGAGAGTACAAAGATAAATTCCCTAAAAAATTACCTACTATAGAAGAGGTAAAAAAAGAATATGGTACAGTTGTGTGGTGTAAATTTGCGAAGTGTGCTAGTAATAAAGAGGTAAAAAACCTACAAAGAACTACAGGGACTTTGCTAAAGAGAACAAACTATACCCCAATTATAGAACAAGAACATATTTGGGCTGGGGTTTGTACTAGGGGAGAAATAGGGATACAGTTTGATGAGATGAAATTACCCCATGGAGCAAAAGTAAAAGTACCTAGTTGCTATACAGCACATACAGATAAAACAGGATACTGGGATTTTTCACAATTCTTAAATTCAGATGGAAGTCCACTGGGGGGTAACATTGATTCTCAACATGCTTCTGATGATGGTTACGGAATGATGGACGATAACAATATATACGATTAATTAAAACAAACTACGATTATGCCAAAACACATACCTGAAGAAATAAAATTAAAAGCCATGAGAATGTATCTTAAGGGTGATCAATCAGCTAAACAAATTGCTGAGGAATTATCTGTAAACGGGGTTATAGTAAGCCCGCCAACTATATATGCTTGGGCAAAAAAAGACAGCTGGGGAGAACAAAAAGCCGTAGCTATATCTGACAAACAACAAGAAATTGCTGAAACAGAAGGTCAAAGGTTTACTAGAATGCAATCTGAACAACTTAATAGTTACTCACAGATAGCAGGACAAGCATCAGAAGACTTGAAGGGGCTACAGTTTGATAGAGCTTTAGATGCTGCTAGGGCAGCTGACATTGGAATTAAAGGACAGCGGGAGATTTTGCAGGGGATGATTAATATGGAGTTTGTCCAAGATATAATGGGGGTCTTAATTGAAGAGATCAACGATCAAGAAACCCTACAAAGAATCGGTATAAAGTTAAAAACCATTGAACAAAAACATAGGGACATATAGAAATGGTTAAAGACAATGTGAGCTTTGGGAGTGCTTTTGATTTACTCTCTAAAGGACTAATTGAGCAAAAAAAATACGATGTTGGTTCTTTTAAAGAGTTTGTTCAAAACATTTGGTCCTTATCTTATGATAACCCAGAATATTTTAAAGCTTGGCATGTTGGTTTGTTAGCTGAGGATATACAAGAATGTGTAGAAACAGGTATGAATTATGTAGGAGTTCTACCAAGAGGGCATTTTAAGTCGACTATTTTAGGGCATGCCTTTAGTGTCTGGAGATTATTGACTGCACCTAGAGATATGTCTGTACTTTATCTTTCTTATAGTGATGGAATGGCTAAATATCACATTGCTGAAATAAATAAAGTAGTTGCTAGAAACCCAATTATTACAGAAATGTTGGTCAATAGGAATCCTAAAGCAGATTACTCTGCTAGATTTTATAAAAATAATCAACCTATGGAAATAATGCATGGGGGGTTGTTTTCTTTCAAACGAGGAATGCACGTGAATGGTGCTTTGATTGCTGATGACGTTCTAAGAGACCCTGAGAACCCACTAAACATGGGGCAAATCACTAAGGTAGAAGATCATTTTATGACAGAAAGTTTGTTTATTCCTTTAAAAGGAGTCCCTGTAATAGTTGTTGGTACACCTATGATGCCGGGAGACTTGTTATCTAAACTACAAGAAGACCCAAGGTTTAAGGCTAGAGTATTACCTGCATTAGATCCCGTGCCGGGAAGACGAGTATTGATGCCAGAACTGTATACCGAAGATTATTTATTAGCTCAACAGAGTGCTAGACCTAAATCATTTGCTTCAGAGTTTATGTTAGTACCACATTTTGCTACGGAATCTTATTTTGATGAAGAAGATATTACTAAATGTGAAGACGAGACTTTAAGATCTGCTCCAGTAACTAAAAAATATAACGATTGGGAAACAGGAGATCAAATTTTTGGGGGGTTTGATGTGGGTAAAAAAAGACATCCATCT